TTTTTATATTATCAGCAGGTGCGCCAAGATAAAATGGCCAAGCTATTTCGTCTGTGTGGTTAAGCTGTTCTAAACAGCAATTTGAACATAAATATTTAGATTCGTCAGTAGCATTATATTTTTCTATACCAGAAGAATCTATTAGCTGTTTGCAAGGAAAAATATTTAATTTACAGTAAAATTCTAACTGTTCTTTAATTTTGTCTCTTAATGTCTCGTCAATAATAATATTAGGATCTAATCTTATTAATTCAGCTATTTCTGCCTCAATATCTACTGGATCTAATTCTTGACGGATATATGTTTCTTCATTAAAGTAGCTGAAATTTTGAGCACATACAGGACAAGTTAATTTTTTATTTACTTCTGTTAATGTCCCAAAAAATGTAGTTTGAAATTCTATTATTATTTTTTTTATTTCTTCATATGAAATTGGAACTATTTGTGTCATAGGATCAGAATATTTGCTCGAATTGTATTTGGCAACCTGATTTCTAATAGTTTCAGAAACATTCGCCAATACTTGTTTTTTACTATCGTTAAAATATTTATCTAGAGTTTCGTTGTTTATACTAACAAATGATATTACGTTATTCATACGTCTAGCGCCTTGTAATGGTAAAATGGATTCTGCTGCATTTTGCGTTACTTTAGCAATAGGTTGTAATGAAGAAAGAAAATTTCTTACACCAATTGTTTCAATAAGTATAGTCATAGCCAATATCGTGGTATTAGACATTTGAGTTTTTAAAAAATAATTGATTGCTTCTATAGACGTAAATATACTTATAGTATTAAATCCACCTTCTATATATTGTGAAAAACCTGATGCTAATTGATAATCGTACTTAAAAGCCCTTTTGATATTATCAAATATTCCGCCACCTTTTTGTTTTGGTACTTTTTTTTTAGATTTTACGTGGAATTCTTGTCTTTGGAAATATGATTTTTCACTGTTTGCCTGAAGTAATAAAAATAAATTTATAATTAAAATATAATCATTAGACTTCAATAGACCTGGTGAATCCGACACGTTATTACTGGTTACGTTGTCGAGACTATCATCCGTCGATTTCACCGATCTTCGATCGATTACATCTAAGGATGATCTAGGTTTTACGGCACCTTTGGTGCCCGTAAAACCTTCAGTTATCGATATATATTCTTTATATAATCGTCCCCATTCAATATCTGTAAACGGGTCTTTAAATTTTTCATTTCTTTCTTTAATTTTTCCTGTAATTTTTTCAAAAATTTCTTTATCCATTTTCAAATATTGTAAATCAACATCATTAACTGATATAGGTATTTCATATAATGAAGGTTTTGCAGAGCCACGAAGTGGCGTAGCAAAACCTAGATCTTCCAGAGATGAAACCGAGCTTCGATCGGTGAAATCACCGGAAGATGATTCATCTTTTACCAATAGCATAGTATTTGGTAATGGTTTTCCTATTATTTCTTCTATTTTATTATCCGACGTTTCTACTACTTCAATAACCTGTGGTTTTACTATGTTATCATTTAAATTTAATTCAATGACAGACGCTAATGGTACGCCTTTTGTTGCTGCTGCTTCTCCACCTTTCATTAAATATAAATGTTGTTATATATATTTAATTGATATTAAACTACTAAGCACTACACATTTCACAAACCTCATCCTCCTCATAAATTTGCCCCCCTCCTAAATTTTTCTTCTCCGGTTCAATGGTAAACTGTTGGGCCTGATGTCGTCCCCGACGTCGTAAATAATAAATTCCCGTCTTCAGTCCTTTGGACCAAGCGTAGAAATGCATTGATGTTAACATATTGTAATTCGGGTCTTCTAACCATAAATTGAGCGACTGACTCTGACACACAAACGCCCCCCGATCCGCTGCCATATCAATCAGCGTACGCATTGGAATCTCCCATACCGTCTTATACTTCTCCCGAATTTCCGGAGGAATCGCCTCAATATGCTGAACACTACCATTATTCGCAATGATATTGTTCTTTACCTTCTCATTCCACAAGTCCAATTGGATCAAATCCTTCATCAGGTATTTGTTGGCTAAAATGAACTCCCCAGCAATGGTACGTCGATTGTAAATGTTGCTTGTGATCGGCTCAATACATTCATTGTTCCCTAAAATTTGTGACGTAGATGCAGTGGGCATTGGTGCGAGCAAGAGCGAATTACGTAGACCGTACATCTGCACATATTTTTTCAAATTGTCCCAATCGTAACGCGGTTTTTCACCAGGTAAAGTCGGACTTACATTCCACAAATCAAATTGCAATTTCCCTTCGGAGGCCGGACTTCCTTCAAAGGTCTCATAAGCCCCGTATTCGAGCGCCATCTGGCACGACTGTTCGACCGCCCCGTGATAAATCGTCTCGAAAATCCGGTGGTTGATTTTCTTCGCTTCATCACTTGTAAACGGGAGGTTCAACAACATAAATACATCAGCCAAACCCTGTACTCCGATGCCGATAGGACGGTGACGCATATTACTGAGCCGGGTTTTCTCAGTCGGATAATAATTCATATCAATTACCTGGTTCAGGTTGTAGGTAACCACTTTAACTACCTCGTGCAATTTATCGTAGTCGATAGTAGGATTCGCTGGATCGGTGGTGTCAATAAAAGAGGGAAGAGCGAGAGAGGCCAAATTACAGACCGATGTTTCATTGGCATCCGAATACTGGATGATTTCACTACACTGCCCTGTTAGCACACCATTAAAGATACCCATACCACGTTTGGTTTCTGTAAAACAGTAGGTGTCAGATCGGCGACCACTATGGACTATTTTTGAAACTTGTTTTTGATACACCATTTTTTTGTCTACAACACTATTTAATTCCTCATTTTTATCGGCGATTGCTTGTAATAATGCACCATTTTTCAATGTAAGACCTCGCTCTATGAGTATCATCATATGGTAAATAGGTACTTTTACATCCGTGGAAATGGATGTTTCTTCGATATCACACTCTATTCCACAGGTTTGTAACATATATTTTATTTCTAGAGAGAGAGATGTTTCCCCCTTTTTTATGACAACACAATTGTCTCGAATAAAACCGTCAATATCACATAATCCAGCAAACCAGCCTAATTTATATTCCAAACTGTCATTTACAGGTACATACCGTATATCACCAACATTGGATGATAAAAACAAAACGCGACTAACAATCTCCTTACCAAAAACCTTTTTAATATCTTCGATGCTACGGAAATACTTGATATTTTCAATAATATCCGTTTTCGTTTCATCGATTCGTAACATAGGAATAAAATTCGCACCTTCATATCTATATTTGGTGATATCATAATCCAAATATCCAGCAGAGCTAGTTAATACACCGTGTGTATAGGCCGGTAAATAATCATCATTATAACGATCTTGACCGTCCAATACTGGAAGGGTATGATTAATAATAACATCATCAATGGACAAATGGTACGCCTCGATTCGTAGAGGATTTGCTGGTCCTTCAATGAAAAATTTATGGTATTTCGTACAGTTGAGACTGCTACCATCGTCCAAATGCACTTCGATAAGTTCTTGGTCTTCACCTGTTTTACGAACCGTAGTTTCAGAAAATTCTTCACCATTCCAAACTCTGACCGTTTGATCTACCAAATCTTCAATCTTAAAATACCCTTTGTCAGTTAATATCATTGTCTCTGGTGCCACACATAGATTCGACGACTTGATCGTACCGACATTTTGTTGATTTGACTTTTTATTCGCAGCATCTTTATAGACCAGATAGGGGGTACCAGTTTCCATCTGAGCATCGAGCACCTGAAACCATAGATCACGGGCTTTCATTGTGCATCTACCCTTACCTTCCTCTTCATACTTGGTATAGAGTTCGACAAATGCATCACCATATACGTCGGCAAGACCTGGGCATTCGTCGGGACACATCAGAGTCCATTGTCCGTCGGCTTTGATACGCTCCATAAACAGATCGGGGATCCACAACGCGTAAAAGAGATCACGGGCTTTCAATTCTTCGTCACCGTGGTTCTTTCGCATCTGCAGAAAGAGCTCGATATCAGCGTGCCAAGGTTCCAAATAAATGGCGAAACTGCCATTACGTTTACCACCACCATTTTTAACGAGTCCATTTTGTGTTAAAAAATTATGATGATCTTCGTTATCAACTTCAATGTCGATCACACGACCTTCATAATCAACAACAAATGTATTGTTGGTAACACGACTGAATAAATAACCATTATATTCAAAATAATCATAGGGAGATGGTGGACACGTAACATCTATTTGTAGAATTCTATTAAAATCATTAATAGACATTTGCAATGTTGAATCATTACCTGAGATTAATATACCTAATCTTAACAGCATATACCGTAAATGATTATGTAAATTCGAATTTTTGGAATTAATAACGAATACAATGTTTTTATCGTTCAAGGAAAAATCGTGCGATTCTAACATACCCCGAATAAGTTTCAAGAGTTTGGGCTTAGGAAGATGCAATAAAGAAGGAATACCCTCGTAAAACATTTCATAAGTAAATTTAAATCGATTGATTCTGGTCCATTCGACCATAGCCAAATCATCTTTTTCGCTTTTAGTGAACGGTATAGAATAAAAATTCAAATAGGTTTCTACAAATTGAATGGCATCATTTCTCGCGTTTGAAATTTCTAATGAAATTGTTGGATCATTACCTGTAGAATCGATATGTGCATTTGTTCTAGTAAGACTAGATATAAAGATGCCATAAAAGCGGCAATCTTCTTCTGTATATTCACGTATATCTTTTTCATAGGTAGGAATAGGAAACCCAATATAATCATTTTTGTTAATGTTTTTCACCTCAATAAAGTCGGGGGCGATCATTTTTTTATCCAACATATTATTAATATGATAACTATTTTGGTTATCAGGATTTTGTATGCACCAGAGCGGATGCATATCCGTCATTTTCAAGGGTTGTAATGAATCCTGAATTTCCAATGTATAAAAATCGCCCACATAATGATTATCTAACACCTTACCAATCTCATAATACTGTCCATCATCAGTAACAACTTCATCACCGGGCACAATACTTTTAATAGGAATCGCCCCACGTTTACTATAAACAATGGTTTCGGGATCTAAACATTGATCCACATATTTAGCAGTGTTATTAAACACCTTCAACATT